GGAAAGACAGCAGCCAGGAGCTTCGGAGAGAACATATCCGAAGCAGACGAGAGATCGAGCGTGCAAAACTGCCCGGTCTCAGAGCCAACCTTCGCTAGTTTGTTATTCAGCGGAGATTGGCATCGTATATCCAAGCCAATTGAACGTAGTACGTCCTCGATGTAGCGACCCAGCGCGAGCTGAGCCGCCATGTTACCGGACGGTTCGGTTGCAATGGTCCTGACTGAAACATCGTTCTTAGGGACAAACGAAAGCTTGTTACCTTTCACGACCTTAATACCACCGTTGGGCCCGCAACGTAGCGAGCTCAGATAGGGGTTAGTATCGAGAAGGGCGTCCACGAAATGGACGCAAGGACCCGTAGTAGTAAACGGTTGCCCGAGTTTTTCTGCTGTGTGAGTGCCTCGCACTTCCACACTCGCCCCAGGGCCGAAGCCCCAGCGGTCGAACAGCGAACTCAGGCTAACACATCCTTCTTCAAAGCCATACTCTTTTCCAGTGTAACGGAGAAAGGCACGGGTAATGAAGTGTCGCATCTCCTGTATTATAGGGTGATGCGAGTCGCACCTGTAGAGTCCCACGGTTTCGTTAATCCGTAGGAACTTTTCTAGTGCATCTCGTCTGAGTTGAGGTCGATGATAGCGTGCCTTTTTGGTGGCACGCTGACTCAACCGCTCTAACGCAAAATCGCGTTCGTACGAGTAGGGTGTAAGTCCTTCAATGTCAAGCTGTAACTTCTCGAAGACAGCATTTAGCCGATCTTCCTTCAGTGCTGTTTCTGCCATGAAATATCTCCCAACGGCGAAAGATGTGCTCTCAGAACGGTAAAACCGCTCCACGTAGTGCGCTGAAAGCTAGTGTAACCAGCAACAGCGTCAAAACGTCGATTTCGACCTTAGGCATAGTTACATCGTGCCTGTAATGATCGTGTCGGCGATACCCGAGGCGTTAGCCCAACCAGCTCCAAAATGGCAGCTGACAAGAGCGCGAAGCTCCTCAGGTTCATACGTGTCCGTACCAGCCGGTACCTCGATAACCGTGGTGATTTTTGCCACGAGATTCGACTGATTAGCAGCCGGGCTTGCGCCCTTACGCGAAATCAGTTTATAGGTGTTGGTTGGTATAGATTTGATCACACCCGTAACCGGGTTAGGAGCTGGCAGAGTCCTCAGCACCTGCGGGCGGAAAAACGTGAGAGTAAACGGTTTGCTAACCGTGTTCACGTCAACGCCCGTCTGGGTGCCTCCAAGAGCAGAGATGGCGTATTGTTTGCCGTTAATGCTCGGAGCGACGTCAGTCGAGAGGGTGTAAGTAGGCGAAGTAAGCCCATTTACGGCAGCACCAGTAACTGGTGTAGAGGGATTGAAAGACATGTATGTCTCCTAGTACAGGTTGAAAAGAGGAACAAAGCAACGCTGTGACCGGATGGTCAAGTTACCGCCTTTGAATCAAGAGGGCGGATAGGTTCAGGAGCTTGTTCACTGCGTTCTTGCCAACTTCATCAACGCTTTTAAAGCGAAAACTACCGTAAGGCAAGGATGAGAGTTTGGAACGGTCGAAGTACAAG